ATTTCTACCTTTGGTTCTTTAATGTGAAAGGATCTTATTGGATAAGATAAATACTCACTAAGTACTTCTTCAATCAATTGGTCTTTGGTAACATTGACAGTATCGTCTGATTGGTTTGAAAACTCAATACTTTTAATTAGGTTTGTATTCAAACTTGAAGGGACAGGTTGCATAGTCTAATAGTTCAATTTGAATTGGAAGTCGTATTGGTATCGGTAAAAACAGGAACAGTAACAGTTATATCAGATTTTGATTGTTCTTGAGATGTTAGTTTGGATACATACTCAACAGTTAGACCAGGATATCTAAGTTTTAGGGTTTCAATGTCAGTATCGAGTAGAGTAAATTGTTTGGTTTCAGCTTTGTCAAGCGTAATTGTATTTGTGCCCAAATTGGTAGAAAATGGCATAGAATAGTTATTGGTAATTGCAACTACTACGTAAGTATTGTCTCTAACAAGTGCCATCGTTCGTTCTAATTAGGTTTGAAATAAATTTTAGTAAATAATTCAGTAGCTTAGTTTGATGATAAACTAAGCTACTGAACGGAGAGTCATCCTGCCTAAAGAACATAAAGAACAGATTGGTAGTGGCAAGTGGAATAAATTGTATCATAAGATAGATTATAGGTTATTAAAGCGTAGGCGAACAAACATTTGGTCATTTACCATTCGCATGCCTACAGATGTATATTGGCCACTTTGAGCCACATCATCTGCAAGGACAACTTCAGGGCTTGCAAATAGAGGTCTATATTGACCAATAATAAATCCAGAAAGTAGATAGTTGCTATTTTTGCTACCCATTAGACCTACATTGTCAGGGAAGAAAGGATTGTGAATAATTTTATATTTGCCACCTAAAGTGCCTGCAACATAGGGACCAGACAAATCACCTGACAATTGTTGAACCGTTTGTTCAGGTATAAATTTGTCGAGGGATGTAATTAGGTCATAGCCATGTTTGCCAACTGCAATTACATTGCCACCAACTGTTTTAGTATTGCGGAAAATCAAACTTGCAGCTGTTGATAGTGTAAAGTTCAAACTTTCAAAGTGAGCTTTTTGGCTAATACCAGCTGGGACTCGAGCATCAAATTGAACTAATCCACCAGCGGCATATCTATACATTTGGTCAAATGCATTGTTGTCAATGTTTGATTTAATTAGGTTTGTCATGAAGCTATCAAGCACACTGCGAATATTGATGCCAAATGTTTGAGAAAAGTCAAATGATGCATCGAGCGATACCAAACCACGAACCTTATAAGGTTTGGCAGTCATTTTAATTTGAGTCAAAAAGGCTTCAACCTCACCAATCGTTTGGGGAGTATTGGCTTCAAAATCAATGTCATAGGTAATTGTAATACGAGAACCATTGGGAGGTGGATTTTGAAATGCTAAGGTTAGTGCACCTGTTACATAGTTAATAGTGGAAGTATTGAGAAGTGCATTGGAAACAGGAGCACCATCTATATCTACTGCATTGCCTGAAAGTGTTGCTGTATTATTGCCAGAAGGCGTTTCAACTGCATCAATTTGGAAGATTAGAGCACCAGTCGTTCCATTAAATACTTCTATCTTAATATTGCCTGTAAGAATAGGAGTTTGTTCCAATTGATAAGTAAAAGTAGTGACAGTTCCATTTCCAGTACCTACAAGTTCTTGAGGAATTGTATTGCTGGTATAGAGCATTGCATCTTTGCTCGGACCAGTAGTAGCTGAATATAGGAAATCTTGGTTACGAACACGACCTCTATTGCTACCTGCACGAAATTGCAAGAATACAATATCGGAAGTGCGAAGTTTCATAGGCTGAAATGCAGCCATTTCTTCAGCAGCCAAATTGGCCATAATGGCAGCAATCATTTTGTAACCATAGTCAGCAAACTGACCAAGAGCAGTTGAGCGAGTTGCTTCTGTAACCAGACGAGAATTGGGACCTAAATTAAATCTGTGTACTTCTTCATTGATTTTATTGCGAAGATAAATAGGTATGGCTTGTATTGACATTAATTCTTGAGAAGTAAGAAACTTGGTATAGGCTTCACATGCAGCAACATAGGACATCAAAGTCATATCATTTGGCTTGCGATGATGGACAGTTTCATATACTTTACTAAATGCTTTTACCCATGGCGCATAAATAGCCATTGATTCTTTAAATTCATCTGCAACACGTGAAGCGGCTCTTTGAGCAGCCCTTTCTGCATGAAGAAGAAGATTTTCGTGTTCTTTACTTATTGGATTTCTATCCAATGAAGTAAAATCAAGCATTTCATGCAAGATTCGATTCATAATTGCAAGTAAGTATTTTGATTGTTAAAATTTTAGGTCTATTTGGTTGATAATAGCTATCAAATTATTTTAATAGGTTTAAAATATCTGAAGTGATAGCATCAACATCAGACCAATTGTTAGAAGAATTGGATTCAGCCAAAGAACCAACAGTATTGGATTCTTTAACTGAATTGATAGGTGTAGAACTAATAACTTGATAATTGCTATAGCTGTCAGAATTGGATTTTTCTAATAGTCTAATTGCAGCAGATTTGACAGACTCAAATGTTTGTTTGCCATTAAAAAATGGTTTGGTAGCAGCATAGCCTCCAATAGGCGCTGTAAGTTTGTCAGCAAAAGATTCAAGTTTAGAGCGTTTAATTCTTGAACGAACTGCCTCAAATACAGCTTTGGTAATTAGCCAAAGATTTTTAAACTTAATTGCTTCTTGCTGTAATTCTAACGCTATAGAACGATAATGGTTAGATAGTCTACGCTCACGAATTAGAGCTTCTGTAAGTCTATTAATTACTTTGGTAACATAGGCTTCATTAATTTTGGGAGTAGACCTAATTTTATAAATCATATGTTTGCTCTCATTCAATAATTTCGTAGTATCTTCAACTTTGGAAGAGAGCAAATCTATCGTATTGGCGGCTTCAACTTGGAGAGCTTTATAACGCTTCAACTCTTTGGATAGATTTTTAACAGCGGCTTGCAGTTTGGCATTGGCAGATTTGGATTCTTTTAGTGAAGCAATCAAACTTGCATTGGCGGCTTTTAGACTATTGATTGTTTCATGCAATTTTTTAGATTCTTCTACTTCTTTTAAGTACTTTTCAACAATTGAAGCCTCGTTAATATTTTTGTTTTCAGCCATAGTTAAATTATTGTTTGAATTAAGATTGGAAATTATATTGTAGTTAGTTTCATCTAAATTGTCAGATAAGAAAGAAAAATCAAATTGCTTTTTGTGCTCTGGAGTATTAACTTCTTTAAGAATGGAATTTGATTCTAATTGAGCCTTTTTTGACAATTCTTCAGAGTCACCGAACAAATATTCTGTTTTGGAAACATATTTGGCTATTTGATTGTCATCCAACTTTTTGGATTCTTTAAGAAACTCACCAACTATAGCTTTCATAGATTCTTTAATTTTCAGAACCTCACTGCCATAGTTGGAAGCACGAGCAGTGCAGTCAAAAGTAATTAGTTTGAATGGATTTTCGGGAGTATCTATAACATAGCCATATTCATCTACATCACCTACACCACGAGAAGAAATCCCAATTTTAACACCTCTCCGAGCGAGAGCACCAATTATATTGCCATTGGGAGTGCCACGACTAATTAAAGAGCCATCTGGAGCAATTAAATCTTCAAGAACTTCGCAAGAGCCAATTACATTGTCACCTTCCAAACGAAGAGAAGTAATTTTAATAGCGGCTTCTTTATAGGAAGGTTCTAAATATGTTGGATGAATTGCTTCACCCAACATTTGACCATTGCGTATTTGTTCAATTATTTCAGGGTCTTTAAGAACTCTTTCCCATAGAGACCTTGGATAAATTCGACCATTTCTATTTCGAACATTGGCAGTAGCAAATATGCCTTCTAAAATAAGAGGTTTGGATAAATCTTTGATTGTATCAGTTTTGGCTTCAACAAGAAGTGGACTATCGTATTCGCTAAGAAGCATAGAAGTATTTTTATTCTATTGTCAAGTAAACAAAAGTCAATCTTTTGTGTGCTTTTGTTCATTTTCCTTAGATAGTAACTTGCATAAGAGTTCAAATTGGTCAAAATGTTCCTATTTAGGAATGGGAACTGACACTAACATATAAGATTAGGTTTGCAAACCATCTGTTTTATATCTGCTGGCACTGTTTAATAGTGTTTATTACTGTTTTATAGACTCACTGAAGGGCGAACTATTTTGGTTTGGGGGTTTGTCTTGTTGTCAAATTTTTGATGGCTCTAATAGGCTTTAATAAGTTCTTTCAACCTAATAATAGAGGTTTGTCTCTAAGTTGAGTAGCTGATACTTTTAGAATTCTACCATCTATTGTTCTAACACTAACTGATTCGTTGGTAGAGGTAGAAGTGGATGTTGAACTGATAACTACACAATCAATCCATTTGTTGTCAATAAACACTTGCTTCATATTATGAAGTTGAGTATGATTTTTAAAATAAAACTTAGTTACCCCCATTAAGAGGGTAACTAAGTTAACAACAAGGAGGCTAATGACTATTATCACAAAGATACAGAAGAAGTGGAAGTGGCGTCAAGAATAACTTCATTCTTCATCCAAAGATTTTTTGGATTTACAAAATCAACAAATTCTTGACCCCACACCAGAGGAGCTAACCGAGCTGTTACTTCACGGAGCTCAGCACCCTGACCATTATTTTGGTCATCGGTTTTATATTCCCTATAAGAATGACTGGGAACAAAGTAGTCTTTCGCAAATTTTTCTGGAAAGTCAAGATTGAGTTCAGGTAAAAGTCTTTTGGCAGTTTGGAAATCAACAGTATAGCCAAGAATCGTTGCATGTTCGACTAATTTGCCATATGGCAAAGACATCAATTTATCATTCAATCTTTTAATTTCATCTTCCTTATTGGTTAGTAGCCAAAGGCAATGAGCTTGAACTATTTTGGGCTTAACACGATTGTGAGTACTACTCAAATATGACTTTCCAAAGGCTGGATATTTCTGAAGTAAAACTTCAGCTGGCTTCATTCCTTTTTTAGTAGCCTTACTGGAAGGCTTTGGTTTTGGAACTGGAGTATTGATTGCATCACCCTTACGAACAATAGGAGTGGGCAATACTACTTTTGGAATTGTCACCGTAGGAATTTGATTTGATGTTGTTTCTTGCATAGTTTGATAAGTTTAAGTTATTGATAAGTTTAATAATTTGTAAGCGTTTTCGCTTGCTTACTACTTTAGTATACGGGCAATTTGAAAATTTGTTTCGTTTATAAGAAATTTTTTGTTTAGTATAGACCATAGATTCCTTATGTAGGAATCTATGGTCTTATGCTTAACCTCTGTACCTGTAGGGAGATTTACCAAATATTCTTTCCAATACCTGTGTACTTGAGGGCAGATGGACCAAAGACTTTTTCCCAAGGAACTAAGTTCCCGTTCTTATCCCAGACTTTAATACCTCGTATAGAACCACTTGGGCGAATTCTTGCTAAAATATCTTGATAGCGAACTTTATGCTTTTTAGCTATTTCTGTTTTAGCTATTTCTTTTGCCGCCTTAATTACTGAAGTATCATAAGGCATTGCTAAAAATTTTTTCCTCATTGATTTAGCTAAATCAAGAGTCATATCTACCAATTCGTCCATATCTGGACCTTGATTGAGCTCGTTTTCTAAGATTGAGATTTTCATAGTTTTAGATAGTTTAGGTTAAAGAAAACTATAGTTGATATGTGTTTTAACTGCTTGTTTCTAATGTTATTAAACGGTTAACTAAAAAGAAAGTTTCGTTCTAAGTAAAAAATTTTTGTTAGAAGAAAAATTTTTAAGTTGGCTGTTAGATAAAGTTGACAGTAAAAATTTTATAATGGTAGAAGGATTTGTCAAAAGATTTAATGTTAAGTTCTTTTAATAGTAGGTTCAATTTTGATTCGAATAGTGCATCATAAACACTTGTATCTGATGGAACAGTCATTTCAAGTTCGCTGGCTTTTATATCATAAGTTTTTACTTCAATATTTTTGGATGATTCGTCAAGTTTGTAGATAAAGTGGATAAAATAGGCATTAACAGGTTTTTGAATTTCAAAAACGCCAAAAAGAAATACAGGTGGATAGTTGGCTATATAGCAAACACTACCATTGGGTAAAACTTTACGATTTTTAACATTGACTTTATTGGCTACCTTTTTTCTCACGAAAGAATTGGATATAGTATCAAAAGTAAAATTCATATTCTTAGATGCCTTAAGAAATTTTATAACATCTAAGTTACTTTTTTTGGTCTGCATAACTATAGCAATATAGATTTGAAATAATGAACAAATCTAATTCAATTATTGTCTAATGAACCCAATTTTATCCAAATCTATATCTAAATTGTTGTCTTTTAGTAGAGTAGCTTTTATTTCTTTAGCTAAATTAAGTTTGCCAGAATTAATTTGTTGCTGAAAATCATTCAAAGTATTTCTCCAAAGAGGGCGAGCTTTTATGTTTTTTATTACACTACCATATTCTAATACATAGGCTATTTGAGATAGTTGGTCAGGATTATCATAAATTTGAAGATAGTCATTAAATCCTATTTTGTAGCCACCTTCTATTTTGAATAGTGACAAACTATTATAGTAGTAGCCAGTTCGTAAAAAGAAGCCAGTATAGTAGGATTTTCTAATTTTATAGTTCAAATATATTTGAGACAAAGGACTAAATTTGTAGGTTTGATTACGTATATTATATTTGAGCTTGTTAAGATAGGCTCGAGCTATTATTTTGGTTAGACCATCTAAATTTTGAAGTGATTTGTTCAATTTGGCAAGCTGTTTTTGATATAGTTTAATATAAGTATAGGGTATTGTTAATTTTAGAGTATCTATAGGCTTTTTGCCAATATTGGTTTGGGTCAGTTTTCTGATTAGGCTATCTATTGTAATTTTTAGTCTGCTTGATTCTCTAACTACATTCAAATTCAGATTGGACATAGCTACACAATTACTTTAGTCATATTTAGCAAACCAGAACGCCATAGTTTGTTAATATAGGCCATTAGAGCACCAGAACCAGATTTCTTTTGTATATCAAGTAGAGCTTTTTTAATAGATTCGAGGTCACCATAAGTTGAAAGTAATTGGTCAGTAGGTGAATAGCAATAGTAAGATATGGCACCATTGGAATTTAGTTTAACACAAAATGCTTCTTTGCCAAAGACCATTCTATTGGGTTCAAATTTGACAGTAAATCGTTCTAATTGAATTGATTCACCTAAACCTCTATCTAAGGTAAATTCGATTATATCAATACCTCTTTTGTTAAAGAGCAAATTTCTTATTGGAATAATTACTCTATTGTCACCAATAAGTGTATAATAGCCATTGTTGGCTTCGTAATACTCTAGGTTATCTTTTATAGCATCAATTATTTCAAATACCTTATCAAGTTCGGAAGGAATACCTATTTCATGCTTATTAACACTAAATCTAAGTATACACTCATTTAGCATAGGTTAATTGTTGGCAATATAGATTAGTAGATAGTTCAAATTTTAGTATTGGAATCTTTGGTTTGTAAACTATCTGGAGTAGTGGAAACCGACTCAACTAATGAAGAAATGTTTGATTCAATTGTTTCAATTTTAGCTTTGATGAAATCTAAAATAACTTTAATATTGTCAGATTGATTGGTTACTTCAATTTTGGTAGGGGTAAGTTTTGAAATATAATTGTCAAGTGAACAATTGACTTTGGCAATTTTTACAGTGTCTAAACAATTGTTAAAATAGTTTGATTGGCTGGTAAAAGATATTGTATTTTGATAGTTCAATCTTGATTTGGACATATAAAATACTATTTTAGCAATTGATTAAATTTAGGTTCAAATGATTTGGTCAAATAGATTTGATTGCCATCAAAATTTTTGCTACGACCATAAACAAGTTTATAGTCTTGGTCAAGAGTTACAAGATAAATATCGTATACAAAATTGGAGGTTTCTTGAGTATCGATTTTGGTTATATTGTGTTTATTGTTGGTAGTTATATTGGTAAACAATTTTTCAATATCTGCTTGGTCAGCTACTACAGCTGATATATTGGATGAGCTGGTTTTAAATATTGACTTAAGCAAAGCTATATCTTCATCAAGGTTACCTTCTGTATTTAAATAGTCAATATTTTCAAAATCAAAAACTACAGCTTCTGTCATCCTCTTGCTCCTTTTCTTTTTGTTTATGTTTGAAAAATAGTCTAAATAGGAAAATGAAAATTCTTTAGTAATACGATTAGCAATTTTGGAAGAAGATGTTAATGTTGGGTTTGTTCGACGCTTTAGAACAGGGATTTTCATTGCAAGAGGATTTTCAAGCAAATCGAAAATATTGGAATTGATTCCTTTTGAAGATAGGGGTTTAATTGAATCTTCACCAGCAAGAAAATCTACTAACCCATTTCTAATGGCTTTTAGTCTTTTATTCTTAACGACATAGTCTTGGACTTTTTTAGCATTTTCAAAATCTTTGCGTATATTGTCAAAATTTAGTCTGTCAACATGGTATGTAAAATCTAATTTATCCCCCATTTTGTGTATATAAGTAAATTTAGTTAATAGAAGTTAGAAAGTATAATTTCAACTAAAGAAATTTAGATGGATAAAAGATTAGTAAGAAGATTTGTTAGTCAATTTGGCTAATTTGTCTTGAAGAGAAGACAGTTTGTATTCTTTATAGTAAGACCATTTGTCAGGGCGTGATTTTTTCAAAGTAGATAAATCTTTAATTTGAGTAAGCAAATCATTGATAGTAGAAGGGTCTACTGTGTCAGTGTCTAATAGATTAGACGGACTATTTTTGGTATTAATTTTGGAAATTCTATTTTCTGATTCTCGTTTGGCTAATTTAGAATATGTTCCACATTCTCTGGCAATATATCTTGAAATACCAGGAATATCAGAATAGTCAAAAGGGTTTTTATTGCTTTGGAAATAAATTTTTTCACCTCTTGCTTCATAGGGAAATTGAGTGCCTGTTTCAGTATGAACAAGAGTACCTTTTATTAGTGTTCCATCTTCATAGGTTTCACAATTATTAGTGCAACCAGTTTGACGAGCTACTTTGTTCATTGCTCGTTTAATTTTTAGATACATATTATTTTGGGAAGGGGATTGAGGAATAAAGGAAGAATTGAGTATATTGGAATATCTGCTATTGGTAAAATGTTCAAAAATAGAAGGAGATTTAATTCCCATACTTTGGTTTACAAGGTCAAATGTAGAAGTAAGTGGAAGGTCAATTGTCAGTTTGTCAGCACCATTTTCAAGGGTAAAATAGCGAGCAAATTGAGGTTTCAATTCAAACATTCTATTGGTTATAGTATCTTGAAAAATCAATTTGTTAGAAGTTGAAGAAAGAAAATTGTTGGCTGTTTCCAATTTAACAAAATTGCATCTACTACCTTTTCTAATCTCAAATGGAGATAGATTAATATCATTAATGCGGAGAGATTGATTGGCAATTAAATAACTATTTTGTCTAATATTTTCAAGAATAAACAGATAGGGGTCTGATTGTTTAGTAGATGATTCTTTATAAGTAGGAGTTGAACCAGCAAAAGCAGGGCTAATTGGTTGATTATAATTGAGCATTACATCATTGTAACTAAACTTATCCATGTCTCTAAAATACATTTGCAAAACCATAAAAGGAATGCAAATTTCTTCATTGGTTCGAGATAGAATTAGATAGACTGGAGTAGCATCTTCTGAAACACCAGGCTCAATTTTAACATGTGAAAAAGTAACTATATCACCTTTTCTCAAAGGAACATAATTTACCTTTGGCTTTTTGTCAATTGAAAATGAATATATTGGAGGAACAAAGTCAGTAACAGGGGTAGATGCGCTTATAGCTACTTTGGGCAAGTCAAAGCCACAGATAAATTTTTTGCCGATAGTAAGTTCAGTAATACTATTTACAGCAGGAACATCTTTATAGCCTTCGCAATAATTGTTATATTTGAGGATAGATTTGTATAGGGTAATATCAGTTTCAGAAAGCATATCTTCAAGTTTTTTCTTTTGTGAAGATTTGAAAGAATGGTTAGGCATATATCTATTTGGTTATATTGTTAGTCAATAAATTCGGATTTAATTATTGAAAACAATTCTTTTATTCGATTTGTTGCTTCTTTGGTAGAAGTTTGATTTGAAGATAGAAGAATTAGATTGGACAATAGAAACATTTCTACTTCTTTAATCAAATCAAAATAATAATTAAAGTCAAGAACTAAATGTTGATTTTCTTTCAAAGCAATTATATAGTGAGTTAGAGCACTTGAAAAGGTTTTCATTAGCTCATAAATTTTGGCTTCTGTAAATTGATAGTCAGGATAAGAAGTAGCTTTTATTATAGAACTAAGTTCCCTAAAATAGGGCTTGTTTTTGTTCCATTCTTTCCAATTTATTAACGCTTCTCTAACTTTTGGCTTCCTAAATTGAACCCTATTTGAAACCAGTGAATGAATTTTGGACAAGTGAGGATTTGGGTCAATGTGAAGTTTGGGTCTATAGACTATGCCTTTATTTTTGTCAAGTCTATCATAGAAGGCTCTTTTAATTTGTTTGTAATATTGGGATTCTTCTAATGAAGAGAAAGGAGTTTCTAAATATTCTAGGTATAGATTGTGAAAAAATTCAAGAAAAAATTCTAAATCAGACTGAGAAAAATTATCTAAATTGGATATTATCTCATAAATTCTAGCAGACTCTGGGAATAGAACAAGTTTGCTAATTTTTGCATAGTTTTCTAATATTTTGGATTGGATATCAGTCATAATATTTGCTGGTTTTAAAGAATTTGTTGCTGGTTTCAACTATCAAATCTTTAACATTGCCATTTACTTTAGCAAATTGTTCAGCTTTTTTTAGCTTTATCGCTTCAAACATGGTAATTTTTTCATCTTTATAATAGAAAGGTTTGTCAGGAAAACAATCTACAAGGTCATAGTCTACTAAGGATCTATTTTTAATTGCTTTTACAGTATCTTTCAATTCTTTTAGTGAATCTTTAAGATAGGAATAGTTTTCTCTAATTACATTGCCAATGGTAAAGTATTCGTCGTCTGTATTGTTAGGTTCATTAGGTTTGGTAGGTATATCACTGAATAATTGCTGTAAAGATAGGCCAGGGATTTTGATATAGTTGTTGAATAGATATTTGATAATATACTTTTTATCAATTTCATCTGGAAATTTGTCATGGAAGAATGAATATATTCTATCAGCAAGTTCAAGAACTGCAAGAATTAGATTGTTACGTTCAATGTCAGTTATATTGTTTATTGCAACAACATTAATAGTCAAATCTTGCTCATTAAGTTTGATTCCTAAATTGGCAAAATGAATAACTAAAAGGTTATAAAGACCTGAAACAACACAAGATTGGGCAAGGGAAACTCTACGAGACCATCTAATGTCTTGTTGCATTAGATTGCTAAATTGACCATTGTCATCAGGAATGCCTAATGACATACGATAAATTCGCTCATTTCTATCAACATCTGCTAAAGAGTTAACATCAACTTCACCACCAACATTTTGTATTTCAGCTTTGCCTTTGCCACCTTTGGTAGCCATAAATACATCATTGGCAAAAATACCATAATTAAATCTTGAACTAAATTCGCTCAAATTGGCAGGGTTACGAATATCTTGTCTATACCAAGATTTTTTATATTCAGCAATTTGTCTAATTTCACTTCTTACATCAGCAGATGGACCAACTTCAATATAGTGAATTCGAGTCATAGGCGTTCTTAGCACACGAGCCATATCAACAATATCAGTTGATAGTCTATATCTTAGAGATGCATGACGAGAACCATTCAATATTCCACATCCATATTTGGAAGTTCTATCAAAAGTATCAGAATAGCCTTTCAAATCATCTGGAAAATTTTTAATTAGTCTAAAATTATCACCAAAGCGTTCTCGAATATCATCTCTAAGATTGGCACCAATAATTCTAAAATGTATCATTTCCCATGGTTCAATCCATGTATTCATTTCAAGGTTAACAAAACCTACAAGAGTACCATTGCGTTCATAGCGAATTATTTTATAAGGTTTTAAATTTTCGACAAGTGATAGAACACCTTCACCTGGAGCGGCAATTACACCATTAAAATAGTCACCATATTGAACAGTATTAAGTAGCATTGTATAAAATTTACTGCTAATGTTCAGACGGTCAAACAATTCTTGAGCTTTTTTAACAAGTTCAGGGTCTCTGCCTGTAATCCAGACTGTTTTACCAACTACATAGTCTTTTTGACTACCGTCTTCAGCTATCATGAATAATGTTTTGGCAGACAGGTCTTCAGTTAGCATTGATTCGAAATCTTTATAGGCAGCACTGCGAGTATTGTCAACAGATAGTAATTGAGTAAAGAAGAGCCAAACTCTATTAATACTGTCAATATACTCATCTCTTTCATAGTTCATAAATGAAGGACGAATGCCTTCAGGAATAAATAGATTGCTTTTAATTGAAGAAGGTCTTGGAAATTTGCTTTTAAGGATGGTTCTAATAGTATCTTTGTCAGTAAATTTAGCGTTATTTTCGAGAACCATAGGTAATAGCGTTCTAAGTTAGGGTTCAAAATCAACTTTATAACTATCAGCTATATCTTCAAACTTACGAGGATTAATAAGACTGTTAACAAATTCTATTTCGTCAGTAGTAGACGTAATAGAATTGTCTTTAATATTGGCTGAATGAATTGGAGGTAGGTAAGAGGAAGTGTCTATAATGGATTGTATATTTTCAATTATGCTATAGTTAACTCCACAAATTGCATCAGCCAAATCTTTGGAATTTACACCTAAAGGACTATGGTCTATTTTTTTGGGGTTTTCAACAAGACCTAATAGTTCACGTTTCAATAGTTCATTGTTGGGATATTCAATTCTACCTGAATAGATGGAAGTTCTTAAGGAATAGTATGGATATTTGGTTGCATCGACAGATAAGATTTTAGTTTTAAAACCTGCTAATTTTAGGGGTTGTAATAGAGCAACACTTTGGTAAGAATCGGAAGTTATAAGTTGGATATTAAATTCGATAAGAACATTTTTAATAAAGTCTACTATTTTATAGAAAGGTATTTGTTGGGATGGTTTGGCTCTAATACCGACTACAAAATCTATGAATACACCAGGTTCGATAGTTTCAACAGGATTATTGGACAAGTCAAGGTCTTTTACTTTGAACAGTTTATTAACATGACCCATAGCAAATCCAAATCGGTCACCACCATCTGCTACAGCAGCATCTAAATGAATAAAACGAGGAAAATTTCTATTGGCTTTAGTAAAATAGTCTTTGTTAGCATATTTGGTAAGGGTATCGGAACTATCATAAAAGTCTAAAACAATTTCATCTCTCAAAAAGAGAGATGGATAATCTTTGGCGGCTTTGAGCACGGCAGTTTTGTTTTTAAGGAAAATGCCAGATGGTATATAGGAAACACCTAATTTTTCTTTTATTGCGGTATAAATATCAGCTTCAAAAGCATCATATAAATTTAGAGGAACATCATCAAAAACATAGGGTAAAAGTTCAGGGTCAACTACTTCATCTTTGGCAAGGATTCGAGGTGGATAAACTTCATTGCCAACAAATACTCTAAAAGTTTCTTTGCTAAAAAGATTTGTAGGTATACCTGCTATGGAAGATTTTACTCTATAAACTGGAGCTTCAATTAAATATGTAGTAGGTTTTAGACCACGACTTATTCTATTTGCATTTTGTTGTTTAGCTTCTTCAATGCGAACTTCAAGAAAATCAGATTTTTCATTTTTGGAAGAAACAAGAATTGCATGACCCCACACTTCAGAACTACCAGGTTTTAGGAATCTTGATTCAAGACGAGATATTTGAGAACGATATATTCTCGCCATTTGAGATTTTTCTCTATCTGACGGATTGGTACCAAAATTGGCTTCATCTAATACAAATGAGAAAATGTCTCTACCAATACCATGTTGAACTCTACTACCAGCATCTACACTAATGCCATTAGGAAATTTAATATAGTCGGACCTCTCTGAAAAAGAACATCTTTCTTGGAAAAAAGGACTGACTCTAATCAAATCATAGAAAGGTCTAAGAACAACATCGTAAGCATTGTCAAGGTTCAAGTTGAATAATAGAAATACTATATCTTTAATGTTTAGCAATCCGAAATATCTACGAGGATTTTTCATACAAAGTAGACGACACAAATCATAGGCAATAATTATAAGAGCAGCAACGGTTTTGCCCATACCAATACCACCCGTAATTTGTATTTCAATATAGCTATTGCCAGGCTTGAAAATGTTATAGAAGTGCTCTTCATAGAAGTCAAAAAGACCTATTGGAGCTTTGGGATCTTGCTCAAGTGGACGTAATACTTTGCCTAAGTAATATTGAGAATAAATAAAATCATGAATTGATGGGGGTTCAATATCAAAATCAATTTGGAGTAAATCTTTGTAGGTTTTGGATTCACCAAAAATGGATAACTCCTCAAGCATAAGTTCAAGTTGAGCTTTTTCTTGAGGAGTTAGAGTATTATATATGGATTTAAGATAGTTTATCTGGTCTATTTGGGTTTGTAAATTATTGAATATATCATTCATGATTTAGACAATTCATTAAATTTATCTAAGTCAAATGGTTTCAATTTGAATAATTTACAAAGACCAACATAGATTGAATAGCGTCTCAATTCCATTTGTTTTTGATAATTGGCAGCATTTTGATTGGCAAATATTGTATATTGTACTTCTATATTGGCAGAATCTTCAATTCCAACATCAGTCATACCTATAAGACCAGATGGAAATGGCAATTCTTGATAGGCTTCACTAAGAGTAATGTAAATAGTACCATTTTTATTGTCGGAAATAAGTATATAGTTGGATGCCTTCTGGTCAAGATAGTATCTATGGTGAGTTCTAATAAAATTTAGAAGATTGTCTAATACAATCTGGTCTTGTATTGTGTTGGTTTGTTTCTTGGAAGAATTGAGTTCTTTAGCCATGTTATTTCAATTATTGGTTAATTGATTAGCAATTAGGTAGAAATAAAAACTTTATTAGTCGATTTGAAACTATTGATTTTGTTATAAATATGGTCAATTTGGTAAGTAGGCAATTTTACATAAATTTTATGCATTTTAATTGATGAATACATATTTTCAATTTCTTTGTCAGAAACTAATGCAAATTTGGGTTTTGATGCATCATAAAACCAAAGTTCAAATTGAGGGCTAAATTCTATAATTAGCTTGTCAAGTTCAGAGTCTATATAAAGATTAATGTCAGTAATTAGACATTTTTGATTGAAAAATTTAGCAATAGCCAGTTTTTCAATTTTGGATTTGTGTTTTAACAGTCTTTCTAAAAAATAGCTTTTGGGTAGGTAAGAAGGGTTAATAACCCAGCTATATACTTCAAAAGCAGTTATTGAAGGAAATCCCCTAAAACCAAATTGTTTGGTATAGGAATAGCTTTTATACTTTTTGTCAATAAGTGGGAGTATGTTAATACATACTATATTGCCTTTAACTAAATCTTCTATCGTTCTGTCAAATAGAGCAGGACTTACATCATTAAGTAGGGTATTAAAACATTTAAATCTAACTAATGAAGGAATTAGATTTAAACTGATAGACATAATAGATTTTAATATAGTTTGGTTTCAATAATTTGAATATCACTGTCTTGAGATAATGAAAGAGGAGTATCACAAACATTTTTGCATCTTTGGCAAACAATAAATTCAAGTATGTTGGTTTTAATGTTAAAATAGAGAGTTACATTGTCTGATAAGCATCTAGCACAACGAGCTTCTTTTTCTTGGGAAAAGTAAGTTCCAGTAGTCATACCGATGCATCGATGCTTGCGATACTCTGGATAGGGTATATACATATGAAATATTGGTTAACAGTTTATTGCTTAAATTGAGAATTAGAATTGTTGATTTTGAAAGTAGTCAAATGGTCAAACAAACCTATTAGCCATGTTAGTAGAAAAATGATTCCACTTATAGTAATTATAATGGCAGATAGTCTACTTGAAGTAGAGTAGAATTTAAATATCATAAATA